TGACCGTTGTAGTGCCAGTTTTTAAAAATGAATATGAATGTACTTTTGATTTTCCGTGATAAAAAAATTCGCCTGAGTCAAATTTAACAAAGACATCGTATTCTGGAAAATTATTTGCGTCCCCCCATACGGCTGTAACAATGTTTCCTGCTTTAGATACTGCCCCACTGACCGACGTTATTGACTCTCCAGAAATGTTATAGATTGGAGACCAATGAGAAGTTCTGTTTCTATCGTCAGAAACAATTCTATATCTTAAATTATATTTTAACGTATCATGATCAATTGGGGGAAGGGATGATTTTAAAATACGTAACTTCTTTATGTTTGAATCAACCATTATGTAACCCCAATAGAAAATCTAAATTCAACATAGTTGTTTGTATTAGGAGACTTAATGATTGTTGTAGCATCATCATTTTTAATAACAGAGTATCCAGTTAAACCATACAGCGGATTAACCGTTGCTATGTTTTCAAGTCTCATTGCATCTAGTGCAATATAATAATCTGAAGTTGGATGCAAGCCTCCACTTAAACTATCAAAAATAGAAACATAAATCTTTACCACGTTAACTGCATCCCATGTAAAGTTTTGACTCTTATATAATTCCTGCAATTGTTTTGAAACAACAAAGTATCTGTTTGTTGCAAAGTCATATCCATCAACCTGGTCTTCAATATTAACTTCAAACCTGGCATAAATGCTTGGATTTGTTTGATCAGTTCCTGCAAAGTCAACAAGAATTCTAATCGTATCTGGAACTGACGCAGATCCTCCATCTCTGTTTACCAAAGAAAATGCAAGTTTTAATTCATCCCTTGGAGAGTTTCTTGAAAAGTCAACGTTTGGAGATGTAAGGTGTATATGATTTCCAGAATCAATAACAATATTGTCAACTCCACCAGACCCACCACCACCTAAACTTAAGTCTGAATCATCTCCTTGCATCAATATTGTATTATTTAAAAACCTTGCTCTCTCATATCTTGCAACACGATCTGTATTATAAAAAATAGAATTATCTGCATTAGTCTGAAACACACCGCCTGATGTTCCTGGTGCATTTATTATATCGTCATCGTTAGGATCTAGTGGCACAGAGACTATTGGAATTGCTCCAGCAGCAGAGGATGTGTGGTATTCCCAGTTTTCTCCCTGGGTAAATGAAAAGACTGTCTTGCTATCCTGTGCTCCAGCAGATGGATTAGATCCTGCAGAGTATAGACCTACCTCTGTTATTTCATATCTTTCTTCTGTTGGTAGTTCTGCTGTTAGGACTATCTTATCAATACCGTTTTCATTTACAAAACCTCTAGAAGATATGGGAACTCTAAACATCTCAAAATCAAGGTTTTCTTTTGTTGCAAAATTGTCTGCAACATCTTCTGTTTGAAGCGGGATAGGGCCACAGCCAACGGCTAGGTATGAGGCATAGGCTGGTGCCTGACCAAGCATATATTTTCCAATAATGCTTTTACCTTTATTAGTTATCATGACGTAGTTGCTCCAAAGTCTGCTTCATATATTGTACCATTTAACGACACTTCAACCTCAAAAAGTTCATCCTTGTTTAAATTAACTCCCTCAATAATTAGATCTCCAGTTGCATCGTCAAAATAAACATTTGAACCGTTTGGTCCATTGCCCTCAATAGGCACCTTCTCTTCAAACTTTATAGGAAAGTTAGCAAAGTACTTCTCAGAGGTAGCCTGTAATCCAAGAATATTGTTTGGGTTATATTTTTGTTGAATTAGCCCAAGGTTCTTAATTGGTGTGTATGATATTTGCTGTCCATTAATAATGTCGTTTCTAGCAATATTTATTAATTCGTGCCCACCAATATCCTCAAAAATTAAATCAGCCATTATGTTAAAAGACATAGAGTCATCATCAAACAACACTGTATCTATTGGTGCTGTTTTTACTGGATTTACTGCTAAAGTTTTTGTTACAGCAGATGTATTTGGGGTTGATGGAGTGGGGTTTGGAGTTGATGAATTAATTCGATTGCTGTCAACAGAATAGCCGTTTGGACTAATAACTGGTTTGCCCGATGTATAATCACTTAAGGCATTTCCACTATTAAAATAAGGATCCGTAACCAACATTGAAGCATAAAGATTTTTTTGATTTTGATCATATTTTGCTCGTTCTGATGCTGGAACAGTGGCACGACCACCCCCAGATCCAAATTCATTAAATGAGTCATTGTACTTTAAGGCCTGAACCTTTTCATCCCAAGTTAACATTTTCCCTTCATTAGAAGAAGACATCGTTTATCTCATTTCTGTTTATATAAGTTTTCATTTATACCTCACTCAAATAAATTGTCATACTTGGTCCAGAAACAGACCTAGAGTATTCTATATTATAAATAACAAACCTTGAAAGACTAGATGTAATTAAATCAAGTCCTGATGAATCCTTGTAGTCTACTGTAACTATGTCCCCAAGTTGCAAGGTTGGTATGCTAAATAAATTAATACCAATAGATTTTTTTGGAACCATAACTTTATTTATAATCCAACCCAACATGGCTTCTGCATCATCTTGTGTTTGTATATATGGACTATCAATACTAAATTCATTTTTTCCATATGTTAGTCTACTTAGTTTAATTTCATCATACCTTGATTTTTCAACTAATGGAGAATATGTGAGTGTGCTACCAACCAACTCTGGGTCAGATAGGTTACCACGTTTTTTAAAGAACTCATCCACTGTTAATTCATGAGTTGTATCTTGAGTAAAAGTAACACCTTGAATTCTTAAAAAGTTTCCAGTTGTTTCATCTAGGTTTAAAGACTTGTCAGTTGAGTTAAAGATTAAGAACTCAGCACCATATGAGTTTGCGTAAAACCCAGAGGCTGTGTATCCTTTTGTTTTGCTAAAGGTTGGCGATAGTTGTGCATAAAGTGCTGGGTAAGCACGATCATACTTAATATCAAAATATGCACATTCACGCATAATAGAACCAAACTCTTCAAAATACATCTTGTAGTTTGGTGGCTGCTGTGAACTTATGCCAGATAGATATGTTGATTGAACAACACCACTCATAGCATATTTTCTAAAAGACTCGTTGACATCAACCTGGGAATCACCAAATTGTTTTGACAAAGTTTCTCCTACAACTGAAGATGTGTTTTGGCTATAGTTTTGTGATAAAGCATAAATGTTTTCAAACATACACTTAGACGATCCACGAACAAATAAAGCCATATTATTATATACTGGAAGAGGATCCTTATCATCTACGACTTTAATAAGTTGATTGTTTATGTATAAATAAAACCTTCTTGTTTTTCCAATGTCTTGATACTCTACTGATAAATCATACACTGTTGGATTCTCTTCAGCAGCCATTCTTTGTTGTCCAGAAAACTTACCATCATCTACAAGTATTTTTGCCAAGCCACCCCAAAGTTTAACTGGAATTGCATTAGTATTGCTAGAATCTTTTTTAATTTTATAAAACACAACATTATTAATTGATACTTCTGCTTCATTGTTTTTATTTAATTTTAAATAAGGAGTAATGTTATCTTCACTTAAAGCAATTATTTCAAAATAATATCCATTGTTTGTTTCTGGATTTAACAAAACTGCAAGACCTCCAGAGCCTCCGCCAATGTTAACTGGTTGATCTGGCTGGCTTCCGCTAACCTGATAATAAGCGTTGCTGCCAACTGATGTTTGCGTTGATGTAGTATTGTTTTGAATTTTACCTACAATACGTAATCTCGTTCCAAAATGTTTATATGCATTATCTAGGCTTTTATAAACATATGAAACAAAGTTTAGTGGAGTTTCTGTAGTTTTAAATGCTGGTCCGTTAAAGGACAAAGCAGATGACTGAATTGTTCCACTTTGTGTTGCCTGCAAACTATTAATCTCTGTATCTGTTAGATTGCTTGTTGCCATAAAGTTTTTAATTATGCTATTTCTTGTTGACTGTCCTGCAACCGTATTGCTGACTCCTGCTGCACCAATTGTTGTTGCTGGTAAAGTTACATCTCCATCAAGTTGAGTTGTAAATAAATATTCTTTTTCCATGTTAACACCACGCACATTGTTATTGTTTGTCCAATAAGTATTTATTCCAGCGTAGTGACTAGTTATTTGTGTTCCAAATTGACCACGACCATGGTCTACAACTGCTCCATTTTGAAGTCTAGTTATTCCATTAACTGTTTCATAGTATGGGGTTGAGTATATTCTTACCAATCCCGTTGGATATATTTTTCCATTAAATGGAATAGATGCAAAATATTTTTGATATTCCTGATTGCTGCTAATCCATACATTTCCAACACCCGTTATGCTAAACTGGGCGGCATCATATTTAATAATTTCACCGTTAGAATATAAATATCCGTTATATCGTGTTAGCCAATAGACGTTTTCTCCAAGATCAATTATGTTGTTTATTACAACGTTACCTGAAACCGTAGGAGCAACCGCAAGAATGTTTGAATTTAATGGCATGGCTCCAAGAACATAACTACCCTGTTTAGATGCTAACTCGTTTATAGTTTTTGTTGCGTCCGTTCCAGCAACTTCCCACAAAAGTGATGGCTTATATATCCATGTTTTTTCTTTGTCAATCATAGTTGATTGTTGGATTGACCCATAAGATCTTTGAATATATCTTGTTGTATAATTAATTTTTCCATCATTATAAACTTTTTTATCTTGTGATGCAATAGACAAAATGTTTGGAAGTTTACCAGATGTAGCATTTTCTATTACGCCAGAGTCTGTTTGATTGTTTGATCCAGAAACAACAAAATCTGTTTCTCTTTGTGTTAAAGTGGGCATTAGATAATCTTTGCTCATTACAACAAAATTATTATACTCATCAAAGAACATTGCGGTTTGTGTTGATACCGCTAGTTGATTTAAAACCTCTGCAACGTTTTGGTCTGGAGCAATAAAGAAATAGGGAATGATTGGATCATTTTCTTCGTCAACTCTTTTAAATGTGTAGTTGCTAAATCCAACATAGTCAAGCAAAAGCGACACTGCATAACTTAAAGATGTCTGAGTCGTTAAAAGTCTTGGGGCTGGCATTGACTCTAGGAAAAAATAAAAATCTCTTAACTCTAAAGAAAGAGTTGCTGCAGTAACATCTGCTTGTGGGAAGCCCTCTGAGTATAATGTTTTAATAGGAACTGAATATTCATCTCCCTGAACATTAAAAATTGATTCGTAAAAAAGAAATTTAATATTTTTTCTAATGTAAGCAGAAACAATGCTGGCAGGGTTGTTTTCATTAAAGGCTTGGTCATCATCAAATAAAGACAAAGATCCAGTTGAGGCAAGTAATTGTCCTACTGGCAAAGATGTTGTTCCTATGTCTGATAAAATCTTTT